TCCTACTGCCATTTTTCTTAATCCCGAAGTTTTGGGCTTCATAACAGTTCCGGTAACTTCAATAAGAAGCAAACCCTTCTTACTAAATTCGCCGTTAATTTTGGCGGTAAGTTTCATTCGTGGAATTTGAAACTTTAACCCTTTCTTTGGAAGTATAATAACCGATTCTTCTACCGTACTTACGGTGTCCGGGTAACTCCAAATATCCGTAGCTACTTCGCCGCCAAACAATCGCTTTAACGTCGTTAAATCGGGGTTCATGATAGAAAAAGTAAATGTAATTTTACCCGCCTTATCTATTGATTCTACGGGATCGTCTTCTTCTTCCGCGTAAAACTCTGTCGTTTCCGGGTCTTCCTGCGACATCTTACAGGTGTCTTCGTAAGTCAATCCGAACGGCTCATATCCTGTCTCTGCAAAGTCCAATTTTGTAGGCTCTGCCGTCTTACCCAATATTTTGGAAAGACCCAATGTTACTAATGTTGCCATATTGATAAAAAATTAATGAATGTTCCAACTAATTCTAATATTCCGATAATGTTGTTTTACTTCGGCTTCTTTTATTACGGTGTCGCTTTCTATCCAATATTCAAGGTCTGCAATATTTTGAGCGTCCAAATAATCTACAAGCGCGTCGCCAATTATTCGCAATCTTTCCCGGTCGGCTTTACGTTGTTCCTTCCCGCGTATTTTTAGCTTTTGGTCGGAAGCGTATATATTCACGTTAGAAGTTCCGCTTTGCGGTTTATCGTGCGTAATCGTAATAGTATTTATTACAATGTCTTCGGCTTCGCTGTTGTCAGGTCGTTCTCCCTGCGGACACACTATGCCGGAAATCTTGACTATCCCAACTTTTACGGCTTCTGAAACAATCTGAAATAGAATGTCATCCGTATCTATGCTACTACAATTTTTCATTTAAACGCGCCTTTTATATTCGTTACTAAATCCGCT